GGCAAAAAAGATGCTGGTGATTGCGCCTTTGCGGCCTGTGCATAGTGTGTGGCCTGCTGAAGTCAAAAAGTGGGAGCAGTTTGCAGGCTATGCAGTTGGCGTATTGCATGGTGGCAACAAAGCCAAAGTGTTGAAACAAAACCACGACATTTACGCAATCAACTTTGAAGGTTTGCAATGGCTATCGTCGCAATTGAATGGTAAGACTTGGCCATTCGATATTCTTGTTGTTGACGAAATCTCATACATGAAGAATACGCAAACACAGCGATTCAAAACTTTAAAAATGGTGCTAAACAAGTTTACCCGTCGTTGGGGTCTTACAGGTTCACCAGCGCCAAACAGTTTGATTGACATCTTTGGCCCACAATTTATCATTGACCAAGGTGCCACGTTTGGCCCTTACATTTCTAGGTTTCGTACTGAGTATTTCTATCCATCAGGCTTTGGTGGATATGAATGGAAGCTACTGCCTGAAGGTGAAAAGAAAATCTACGATAAGTTGGAAGGCAAGGTACTTCGCATGGCGGCGCTAGACCATTTAGACCTGCCAGATCTAACATACAACAACGTGGTTGTGGAGTTACCTGAAAAAGCCAGAAAGATCTACGACGCCTTTGAAAACGCATTGACCATTGAAATCGATAATGGCAACATTACTGCAGTCAACGCAGCAGTGGCAATTATGAAAGGGCAACAAATTGCCAATGGCGGGTCATACCTAGATGATGATGGCTCAGGCATTGGCAGGGTGACTACTCACATTCATGACGCCAAGACTGACGCTGTGGTTGATTTAGTTGAAGAACTTTCAGGTCAACCTTGCATCATTGGCTATCACTTTCAACATGACCTTGAACGTCTAAAGAAAGTATTCCCAAACGCGCCAGTGATTGGCTCAGGTGTTGTTGGCGCAAAGCTTGATGCCATCATTGACAAATGGAATGCCGGAGAAATAGCGGTGCTGCTTGCGCACCCCATGTCTGCAGGTCATGGCCTTAATTTGCAAGGCACTGGTCACGCTGTCATATGGTATTCATTGACGTGGTCGTTGGAAATCTATGAGCAGTTTATTCGTAGGCTTTGGCGCCAAGGTCAGAAAAATCATATTGTGGTGCATCACATTATTGCTAAAGATACTGTCGATGAAGCAATTCTGAAAGCAGTAAAACGCAAGAATAAAACGCAACAAAATTTAATGAATGCTGTACGCGATTACATACGTCGTGATACAATTGAAACTGTTGATATTTGAAAGGAATCCATGCATGTCCCACGTTAACCCATCACTCGAAAAAGGTATCACCATGTCTGAAACACAGAAGCGCCGTCGTGCCAATAAGAAGTCAATCATCACAATCAAATCCATTGCTAATCCAAAGCGTCAAGGCACCTTGGCACATGGTCGGTTTGAATTGTACAAAGACGGTATGACAGTTGCTGATTACGTTGCAGCAGGTGGCCGCACAGGTGATGTCAACCACGATGCAGAAGCAGGCTACATTGAGTTGTCATGAACATCTTAATTACCGGCGTCACAGAGACGCATACCAATCATCAAAATAGGGCAAGCTCCACCAAGTTTGTCTCCATTCCTGAGCTTATGGCTAAGGCATTTCAACAACTTGATCATGACGTTGACCATCGTTCTGTCAAGGTTGGTGAGGATCTCTCTAGGTACCACAAAGTGTTTGTGTATTTATACCCCTTAGATCACAATGCATTGAACCCTGAAGGTGCTCTATGGGCCTTAGAAAGCCGATACGACTCATACGTTTGCTTGGACGATTGGTCATTCCAAAAAATCTTACATACATGGGAAGACAAAATTGCGCCCGAGGATCTTTGCAAACACACATGGCTTGCGCCATTGTTCCCATGGGGCGATACTGCATTGATGGGTTTGCCTGTTGATGACATACGTTCATGGGACCCGTCACCATTGTGTGAATTGCCAGCTAGCCATCACATGCAGTGGGGCAAGCGTAAAGCTGAGTGGTACAACGCATCACTTTCAAAGGACGCACATGAATGGGCAACAAGTCAAAACCTATCATGGCCAATTCACAGTATTGGTGGAAAAAGTCTGGGGCAACCACGTATCCTTGAAAGTGAAGTTGTCTGGCAGTACGGGTCATACAAAGGAGTTCTCTGTCCAACTTACACCCATGCCGGCTGCGGCTGGTGGCGTGTCAGATACTTACATGCTGCTCATGCCGGTTGCGTATTGGGAGGAAGTCATAAAGAGCTTGGCATGATGCATGACTCGTACAGTCATACATTGCATGAGTTAGAAAAAATGCCTGATGCTGAGCTTGAACGCATTGCGGCAACGCAGGCAACAAATTTAAAAACGGCAACACTCGAGCAAACACTGACAAAACTTGAAGGATGGCTAAATGATCGTAATTCTAGAAGGGCCTGATGGCGGTGGCAAAACCACGCTGGCAGAGCAGCTTCGGCACGTGTTGCAGGAAAGAACTATGGTCCATAGTATTAAGCATGGCCCATACAAAGGTGTTGACAGCGAGCAGCTGTGCAAAATCTATTTTCGTTCCATGTCGCAAGCATTGACTTACGATGACACCGTCATTCTTGATCGTTCTTGGTTATCTGAGCCTATCTACGGTGAAGTGTATCGCAATGGCGCAAACCGCGTTGATACGCCGCGCCGCAGAATGCTTGAACGCGTTGCGCTATCGCGCGGTGCTGTGGTGGTGCATTGCCAACCTGACATTGAGGTATGCGTCAAAACGTTCAAGTCGCGTGTTGATGATGAGTACCTTGACAACACAGAGCAGCTTGAAGCTGTGTATCACGGGTATGAATCGCTTTCGCAGCGTACATGCCTTCCAGTAATACCTTATGATTACGAACGCAATACACTCGAGGGACTTCTACCCAAGCTCATGGATAGATCCACACAGAATCCAGCAGCAGGTGGTGGCTGTTTCAAGAAAGACAACATTTTGATGCTTTGTGATCGCGGCCCACGTACAAACGTACGAGCATCTGCAGCTGTGGTGCCATTCATCAACTTTCTAGACAACGACGGCCCAAGCCGTATGTTGACTGAAACGTTGGAACGTGAAGGCATTCCTGAAAGCAGCGTCTACTGGGCAAACACACAAACATATCAAGGCACACCTGTAGACGTGCAGTTCATTAAGCAGTTGCAACCATCAAAGATTTTTGCCCTTGGCAATAACGCGTACACGTGGGCATTGAACAACAACGTGCAAGCTTACAAGCTGCCACCACCCCTACATCACATGCAAAATTACCCAAACCAACCGTATCACATCATGGAGTCAGACTATGGAAATGCTGATTAAAAACGAGCAAGAGCTTGTGCGCATGTATTACGTGCTGCAACAGCAGGGTAAGTGGACGCAACCTCGCGGTGAAAAGACTCTTGAAATCGAAAACTTTAGCTACACGGTCAATCCATTTGTAAGGTTCAACTCATTCAAAGGCCGCAACTTCAACTTAAAGTACCTTAAGCGTGAAATGACTTGGTACATCAAAGCTGACCCTATGGACTTATCCATTACTGAACATGCGGCGCAATGGGGTAAGATTGTCGCCAATGGCAAGCTAAATAGCAACTATGGTAGCTACTGGTTTGGCAGGTTTGGAGTTAAGCACATTGTCAGATTGCTGCAGCAGGATAGCATGTCACGTCGAGCAGTCATCCCAATGTATGGTACAGACACTGACCATATGGATATGGAGGCAAAAGATGTTCCGTGCACTTTGGCTATTGAGTTTAGGCTTCGTAATGGGCACCTTAACATGCGAGCTATTATGCGGAGCCAAGACATACTATGGGGTATGGGGAATGACCTTCCAACGTTTTCGTTCCTGCAAGAAATTGTGGCCACATTACTCAATGCTGAAATGGGTACATTGACAGTGTCTGTTGGCTCGTTTCATGTGTATGAGTCACGCATAGAAATGTTCAACAACATCATCAGTGCTGCAACGCATGAACCTGTTGAAGAGAAGCCGCCTCGCATCAGCCGCTATGAAGCCCATCTGCTGATGGACTCTAAAATCAACCCAACATTTGAGTTCTCAAAATGGCTACTGAACGTCTAAGCGCCGAAGAAGTATTGCGTGAATACACCTTGCAAATGCTGAGGCAAGGGTATCAGATGCACGAAGTTGTTGAGGCTCTTATGAGTCTCAAAATCGAAATGGCCAATGCCATGCAATGGCAACAGGCTATAAGTGACGCATTGTACCGGCCCTAAAGTCGTGATATAATGCATTTGTGGGCTTCTCCACATTGACTATTGAAAGGTAACCGAGATGGAAAAAATACATTGGACAATTACAGAACGTGAAACTGTGCTTGAAGGCGCAGTACAAATCATGAATAGCAGCACGCTATCGCCATTGGAAGCACTTCGTGCAGCGCAAACGCATTTACCTGCATCACGTAAACGCTCGTTTGCATCGCACTCTGCAGCTGTTGGCTTAATTCAAGAGCTAAAGTTGCGTGTAGTAAAGCATGTGCCTAAAAAGAAAGCCATAGAGACACCTACACCTGTGGAATCAGTGCCTCCAGCGCCACTCGTTGATGCTCCAGTGATGGCCAATACGTTGGATGATCTGGTCAATTTGATTGCCAAGCACATAGCCCAAACATTCAAATCACAAATTCATACAGCAATCAAAGAGCTAGAGCATGAGTTCAAAATACCTAGGCATGATCCTACGTACGTTGCAACTGGTGTACACAAGCCAAAAATTGTCATCATTGGTTTGCTGAATGACCAAGCCCACATTGTAGCTCGTGAGTTTTCAGACAAGTTTGAACTGAAGTTTCTTGATGCTGACAAAGCCGTAGGTTTATCGCCATCGGATGCAGATGCCTATTTGCTAATGAAGAATTTCATTAGACATGCTGTGTATTACAAATACCAGCAATTTCCCAACCACGTCTTGATTGATGGCGGTGTAGCCACATTACGTTTATGGCTACACACCATTC